CAATTATTAGTAATAGTAGAAAGAGGAGAATATTACCAAACAAAAGTAAAAGAAATTAAAAAAGATATGGCTTATGCTTTAGAAAGTTTAAACAATGTAAATGTAAATGGCATAAGAGTTGAAATGGAACAATTAACAAGAGATTTAACAGCATATGTTAATTATTTAAATACAATGTTTGAAGAAGTAGGAGTTATAAGAGCAATAGCAATTAAAAATAATTACAAAGATTTATTAGATGAAATAAATAGAGTACAAGATTCAATAATGATAGTAAAATAAGGTGGAGGCAATAAGCCTCTACCGAAAGAAAGGAAAAGTAAAATGGGAAATAGAGCAGTAATAACAACTAAACAAAAGAGAATAGGAATATATTTACATTGGAACGGAGGAAAAGAAAGTGTTGATATATTTTTAGCATATTGTGATTTAAAAAATTATAGATGTCCAGAAGATGATAATTATGGATGGGCAAGATTATGTCAGGTAATAGGAAACTTCTTTGGAGGAAATACAAGTATAGGAATTGATGAATATAATATATTAGATACAGATAATGGAGATAATGGAGTATATGTAATTGAAGATTGGAAAGTAGTAGAAAGATTATATAAACAATATGCAGACCATGAAAATACACCAAAAGAATTATATGATAATTTATTATATGTTAATGAGTGCCAACCTATTAGAGAACAATTAGATGTAGATACAATTAAAAAATATGTAGAAGATAAATATGGAAAAATAGAAGATGATAATTAGGAGGAAAGCAAAAGATGAAATTAAGTAAAAGAAACAAAAGAACATTAAAAGAATTAGTTATAGCAATGATAGAAGGTATATTATTAGTACCAGTTGTATATGGCTTAATGTTATTGGTGTTTATGATATTTGATTAATTAATTAAAAATATTTTTAAAAAAGTATTTACTTTTTTAATTATTATCTATATAATAGCAACATAGGAAGGAGGTATATAGTATGAAGTTTATGTTACATAATATGGAAGTCAATATCAATGATATACAAAAAGATTTTGAAGATATTGATGCATTAAAAAGAGAAATCTTACAAGCAGGAATATTAGACTTAGGTGTTACAGAACCTATAAAATTATTAGAACACATGCAAAATGTATTAAACAAAGTAGAAATAGTAAAATAAAGAAAGAAGGTATATAGTATGAGTGATTATGAAAAAATGGAAAGAGATATCGAACAACTAGATTATGAAATAGATAATCTAGAAGAGGCTTACAAAAAAGCCTTAGACATTTTAGAATTGTTAGACAACGCAGAAGTAGATACAGATTATAGCGACTTAAGAGATTATATTGATAATGAATTAACAGACAGAAAAGAAAGAAGAGATGAATTACAAACACAAATAAACAATATGGATACAAGAGCTTTAAATAGTGAGTATGAAAGAAGTTGTTGGCCAGTATAGGAGGTATAAATGGAAATACCTGAAATGAGTGATAAAAGATTATCGGATGAGTTAATATTTATTAGAAAAAGAATTAGAGATTTAAGAAATATACAAAAACAAATAGAAGATGAACAAGAAAGAAGATTTGAAAAAGGAGAAAAGAAAGATGAGTAAATATGAAAGTATAATGATACTTAATCCAAAAGTAGAAGATAAAGATATTGAAAAAATAACAGATGAAATAGCAAAATTAGTTAAAGTAACACACACAGATATTTTAGGACTTAAAAAATTAGCTTATGAAGTAAAAGGGAATACAGAAGGATATTACATTGATACCTATTTTAATGGTACATCAGAAGATGTAACAACATTAGAAAAATATTATAGAGAAGAAGATTTAGTTATTAAGTTTATTACAATATGTACAGGAGGGGAAAATGATTAAAATAGATAAAGGAAATGTAGAAATAAGTGGAACAAAAACTCTTATCCAAAGTGAGGTAACAGTACTTTTATATGCTTTAAGAGACCACAACACTCTTACAGATGAAGAAATTGATGACATGGTAAGAATGAGTAGAAAATCAGAAGAAGAAATAGAAGATATGGTATCAAACAAAAAGAAAGAATTAGCTAGAACAATAGGAGACAGTAAAAATATAATTGAATATTTATTGAAAAAGTTAGGAGAGTAAAAATGAATATATATGAAAAATTATCAAACATACAAGCAGAACTAAAAGCACCAAAAGGTCAATTTAATAAGTTCGGCGGGTACAAATACAGAAGTTGTGAAGATATTTTAGAGGCAGTAAAACCATTATGTAAAAAATATAAAGTAGTTTTAATATTAGATGATACATTAGAAAATATAGGAAATAGATATTATATTAAAGCAATAGCAAAACTTATTGATATAGAGCAACCTTATGAAGAATGGGGAGATGATATTAAGTCAGTTAATTGTATTTGTAATTCAGCTTATGCCAGAGAAGAAGAAACAAAGAAAGGAATGGACGGTTCACAAATAACAGGAACAGCTAGTTCTTATGCAAGAAAATATGCGTTAAATGGTTTGTTTAATATTGACGATACAAAAGACGCAGATACAGACGAATATACTAAACAAACAAGCGGTGGTGTGGAAGATAAAATATCAAGTACACAAGCAACAGCTTTAGAAAAAGCAATAGAAAATAACAACATAAGCGAAAGCACAAAGATGATGATATTAGATAATTACAATTATAAAAGTATAGAAGAAATTAAAGTTAAAGATTATACGAATATTGTAAATGATTTAAGAAAGGTAGCTGAGCAATAATGGACTTAATAGAACGAATGAAAGAACTAACAGATTTACTAAACGCAGCTCTTTCAGAGTTTAAGAATAGAGGTATGGCTTATGCGAAGGCTTATGCTAATTATAGAAAAATGTTAGCACAAGAATTATTAAAACTAAAAGCAGAAGGTATGCCAGTAACAATAGCTTATGATATAGCAAGAGGTAAAGAAGAAATAGCAAATGCTAAAGAACAAGAGATAATCACTGAGTGTTTATATAAGAGCTGTCAAGAAGCAATCAATTCTTATAAGTTACAAATAAAAATATTACAAGAACAAATAAATAAGGAATATAGTAATGAGATGTAAAAATCTATTAATTAGAAAAAGAAAATATAAGCCGTATTTTTATTGTAAAGAGTTTAGAAAGGAAATTATATTACTTGACTGTGAAAATTGCTTAAAACTTAATCTCGTAAGAAATAAGGGTATAAATAAAGTAAGTAAGCATAGAAAGTTTGTAAGTAAAAAGACATATGAAGAAGTTTATAACCGAGATGGAGGAAAATGTAGATTATGTGGAAGTAATAATATACAATTACACCATATAAAATATAGAAGTGAAGCAAAAGATTTAATAGATGTGGCAAGTAATTGCATAATGTTATGTGAAAGATGTCATAGATTAGTGCATAGCAATAAGAAAGTATGGCAAAAGAAATTGGAGGAAATAGTAAATGAGTGATTTTATAGAGACATTAATAGGAATATTATTAGCAATATTATTGTTTTTAGGAATGATAGGAATATTCACATTAATATTTTGGGGACTAGGCAATTTAGTTATATGGGCATTTAAGATTGATTTTACATGGGAAATATGGCATGGTTTAGTAGTAGCAATTATATATATGATATTAAGAGGAATATTTAGTAAAGATTAGGAGGAAAGAAAAATGAATATAAGTGGAAAAATGAGAATATTTAGAAATCAATATGATGACAGAGTAAGCTATAAAACAAGTATAAGTAATAAAATAGGAGAGCAATATCAATATTATAATATTGATGTACAATTACCAAAAGGAAAAGATGTATTAAATAATCATGACATTAATGTAAAAAATGGTTTTTTAAGTTTCTATTATGATAAAGATAATAACCCAAGATTAAAAGCAATAGTAATGGACTTTGAAGAAGTAGAACAAAGTAACTCAGAAAATGCTAACAATATATTAGATATACCATTTGAAGTAACACAAGGTGATGACCTACCATTTTAAGAGAGGAGAAAAACATGGACACAAAGAAATATGAATTAGTAGGTATAACAAAAGAAACACATGCAGAGTTAGTAAAGATTAAAAAGCTAACAGGAATACCTATTTACAAGCAAATAGAAATGATGTTAAAAAAATATCAAAAAGATATTTACATCTTAAAATAGTTATTATATAATAAAAAAAATTACATAAGGGTTGCACAATTTATTACATTATGGTATAATATGAGTATATAATATTCATACTATATAAATCTCAGAGCTTTATAGGATATGTGCAACCATTCTATAGAGCTCTATTTTTATGCCTTAGGAGAAAAATATGGCGAAGATACAACAAGAAAACTATATAAACATACAAGGGTGGATGGTAACAGATTTACACTTAAAAGGAAATGAGTTATTAATATACGCAATAATATATGGTTTTAGTCAAGATAAAGAAGGTGAGTTTAATGGAGGCTTAGGATATTTAGCAGAGTGGACAAGTACAACTAAGCAAAGCTGCATCAATAATCTAAAATCATTGTTAGACAAAAACTTAATAACTAAAAGAGAAAAAATAGTAAACGGAATAAAATATGTAGGGTATTCAAATAATTTTAATGGTATTAAAAAAAGTTTAATGGGTATTAAAAAAAGTTTAATTAATAATAAATATAATAATAAAAATAATATAATATATAATCAAAGAAAATATAAAGATTTAAATAAATATTATAATAATATATAATATATAATAAATAAAAAGGAGAACAAAAAGATGAGAAAAACAACGAAGATTGAATTAGTACAAGAACATTTATTGAAAGAAGGAAAAATTACAACATGGGATGCAATAGAAAAATATGGAGCAACAAGATTAAGTGCAATAATATTTATATTAAGAAAAGAAGGCATGAATATAGTAACAAATAACATAACAGGAAAAGACAGGTTTGGTAATAGCTGTACTTATGCAGAATATGTTTATATACCAGATGAGCATATACCAAGAATTGATTAGTTAGGAGAATAGTATGGAAGAAAAAGAATGTCCAGTATGTGGAAATGCATTTATTGGCAGAGGAAAATGTTGTAGTAAAAAATGTTATCAACATTATTATTACATAAGCACTATTGATAAAAGAAAAGAATATAAAGAAAAATACAATAAAGAACATAGAGAAGAGGCAATAGAAAGAAGTAAAAAATATTATGAAAAGAATAAAGAAATATTATATGAAAAAAGAAAAAAATATTATAAAGAACACCCAGAAAAAGCAGAAAGAGAAAAAATAAGAAGAAAAGAATATTACCAAATGCATAGAGAAGCGGAATTAGAAAGAAGTAAAAAATGGAGAAAAGAAAATGTTGAAAAAACAAGAGAACATTGTAGAAGACAATATTGGAAACATAAAATACAAGGACTAACAAGAATAGAAGTAGATGGAAAATTAAGATGGGTAGAAAGACCAAAGCTATATTGCATAAAATGTGGAAATGAAATTAATGATGCTAAAAAAAGAGATGCAAAGTATTGCAAGGAGTGTAGAAAACAAAGAGCAAGAGAAAAATATAGGGAAATATACAAGAATTATTCTGATGAAAAGAAAAAAGAGTTAAGTAGAAAGGCAAGTGAAAATCACCGTAAAAAAATAGCTAGTATGACACCTGAACAATTACAAGAATATAGAAGAAAAGATGCTGAAAGAGTAAGAAAAAGATATTGGAAAAAGAAGGGAATTGAAATATAAAAAAAGGAGAATGTATGGTATGGAAGATAAAGTAAAAGATTTTTTAAGGAATATGGAAACTGAAAAACTATTTTCACTAGCAAGAGATATTAATGGCTATGATGGAAGTTTAGATTGGTTAGATTATTGGGAAAATGATGAAGAGTTTTACGATTTATTTTTTAAAGAAAACCCAATGGAATTAGCAAGAGCAATATATTATGGCGATTATAATTATATGGATGATTATATCAAGTTTGATGCATATGGAAACTTAGAGACAGCAAATGAGTTTTCATTAGAACACGAATTGAGAGATAGTATAGATGAAATAGCTGAAAAATTAATAGAATTAAAAGATAATTTATATCTAAGCGATGAACTAAAAGAACTATTACAAGAAGGAGATGATAAATAATGGGCGGCTATCATTGGGAACAAATAGTAGTAATGTTATTAGATAAAATAGAAAATATGAAAGCACACGAAGAAGAAATGAACCATTATATCGATGAACTACGAGAAGAAAATGTAAGATTAAATCAAAGGTTAGGAGAAATAAATAATGAGAAAAATAAAATCTGAAGAACATATATTAGATTTAAATGAATTATATGACATAATCTTAATGAAAAAAAGAAGTTATGTTAATGAATATAACAGAGAACCAGTATATATAAAAATACCAATTTGGGTTTATATATGTTTAAGAGACCAATGCAGAAATGTTGTAGGATTTAGTTGTGAAGGAGATATAGAAACAATATTTGGATTTAGAATTATAAAAACACCTACAATAGATTATATATGGGAAATTGAATTATTATAAAAAGGAGTAAAATATGTTAGATGAATTAAAGAATATATATGTGAATAACAATACAATTATAAAATTAGAACCATATGAGATGATAATTATGGAATTATTATTAGAGAAAAAAGAATATAATAGTTATTTACCGATGAGTGAAATAGAAATCAAAATTAAAAAAATAAAAAAAGACAGGATAAATAAGATTATAGGGCAATTAAAAGAAAAACTTAGTAAAACAAATACAGAAATAAAATGTAAGTGGGGCTTAGGTTATTACATAACTATTAAAGGAGAATGATATGAGAGAAAGAGAAATAATACATTTGAAAAATGGAGATAAAATAGTTATTAAAGATACAGATGACTTGTTAATAGAAGCAAGAAATAAATTAGATATGATAAGATTAGTTTTAGACACAAATAAATTAAATATCAAGAATTATAGAAAGATAGAAAGGCTGTTGAGAGATGAGTGAAATAAAAGTCGGAGAATATGTAAGAACTAAAAAAGGAGAAATATGTAAAGTATTAGGAGTAAGACAAGAACAAAGAGCAGATAAAAGAGTATATTCACATTTAGCATATTATTTAGATAATCATAAAGGAAGCTTAACACCAGCATTTATAGTAAAACACAGCACTAACATAATTGATTTAATAGAAGAAGGCGATTTAATAAAATATGACAGCAATAGCTATGGTATTGATATTATAGAAGTTGTTGTTGAAACTTGTAAAGTTGATGAAGATTATGATAAAGGCGAAGGTTTTGTATGCACAGCATTAGATGATTATATTCGAACAAAAGACATTAAATCAATAGTAACAAAAGAACAATTCAAAGAAATGGAGTATAAAGTAAATGAGGGATAATATAATAATAGGGATTTTAATAGGCTTTGTTATAGGTTATTACGTTACAATATTTGGAGTTGCAAAAACATTAAGTGAAAAAACGACATATACTGAAACAGATAAAACAATAATTTATACAATTAAATGGGAAAGGTTAAAAGAAGAATATGAGTAAAGCAGATAAAATGTTTAAAGAATTAGGAATGAGAAGAACATTAAATAATGAAGATACTGAAATATACAGATTTAAAGATGATTATTATGATTTTAGTGTATTCTTTGACAAAAAATTAAGAAGATTTCATTATAGTTGTAGTGCGTTTGTTTTTGAAGATAGAGACGCTTGGGAAGAAATGAATAAGAATAAACAATTTAGAGATGATTTCGATAAACATTGCAGTAGATATGGCTATTGGGGAAGCTTCCCAGAATATATTGATATGCCTTTATTACAAGCAATAAACGAAAAATGTAAGGAGTTAGGTTGGAATGAGTGAAGAAGAAAAGAAAGCAATAAAATATCTTAAAGAAAACTCTAAAGAAGGTTCTAGTTTTTGGTGCTATGAAGCAATTCCAAATATTAAAAAAGTATTAAAGTTAATAGATAAACAACAAAAAGAAATAGAACAATTAAAATATTTAATTACAAAGGCAACAAAAATTATAGATGAATATGCTAATGAAACGGAAAAAGATACTAAAAAGTTAATTGAATATCAAGAAAAATTTATACAAGAATTATTAGAGGGGAAATAAGATATGAGTGAAGAAGAAATAATAAAAGAAATTAAAGAATATTTAGATTGTAAAGGAAGTGTATCTGTAAAAACAATAGAAGGTCTATTAGATTTATACAATAAAGAAAAAGAAAAGAATAAAGAACTAGAATTAGAAAATATCAAATTGAGAGAAGAAAAAGGAGATATTGTAAATACAGCTTGTGAAACTTCGAAAGAATATATAAAAAAAGACCAAGTCGAAAGAATAAGATTTAATTTTAATAGATTTGTAGATAAAATATTAGAGGAGAAATAAAAATGAGAAAATATGAAATAGGAAACAAGGATGATATAAAATTACACAATGTAGTTTTTGCTTGTACATCAAAGAGATATTATGACATGGACAGATTGTTATTGTTAGAAGGTATGCCAGATACTAAATGGACTGAATATGTTTTAGTAGAAGGTTATCATTGCAGTTGTTATGATTTTGATGATTGTACATGGGATGCAACTGTTTATACCGAAGAAGAGTTACACAAACTATTAGAAAATGTTTCTGAATATGAGGAATGTAGGCAAAAATTGAAAACATTTCTTAATAATTATTAGAGGAATAAAATATGAAAAAAGAAGTATTAATAAAAGCATTACAGAAAAGACAAAGAAAGAATAAACAACAAGAGTTTAATAATAAAGTAACAAGTATTTTTATTAAGAATTGGTTAAGAAGAATAAGTTTTATAGAGAAATATATTAACGAAAGGAGTAAATATGAGTGAGGAAGAAATCCTAGATATATTAGAAAATCAAATTAGCGATTATGTAATAGGTGATTATTGTGAAAGATGTGATGATAATAAAATATGTGCTGATAGAAATGAAGATTGTTATTATATACAAGCAATAGATGGCATAATAGATTTATATAATAAGAAAAAAGAAGCTGTGGAGAGTTTAAAAAGCACATTAGAAGTAGTAATAAAACAAAGAGATGATAATCAAAAAGAAATAGAAAAACTTAAAGCAACACCAAATTATAGATTTACTATAACTTATGTAGATAAAGACAAGACTGATGGTTCTTATAATGGTTCAAAGCAATATACAGTGTCATTGATTGCCGAAACATTGGAACAAGCAAGAGAAAAATTAGATAAGATAGCACCAAATAATAATAATTATACATATAAATATATTATACAATGGAGTGCAGAAGAATTATTAAAGGAGTAAATAAATGTTAAAAATAGAAGAAAATGAAATAAAAGAAGTACAAAAATGTTTATTAAAGCAATTAGAAAAAGTAGATAAATTAGACGACCCTGTAGAAGCATTGCAAAGAATAAATGTATTATGGGACATTAATAGATATTTAGAGAATTATGAAGAATTAAAGCCAGTATTACAAAAGTTTTTTATACAAAAAGCAAAGAAAAATAAATGGAAAAATAAAGAAGATGGGAGGTATAGTGTTTTATAAATGAAAATGTGTGATATATGTCATAGATTGTTTAATGATAAAGAATTAAAAGGCATAAGAGAACAAGGACATTATTATTTAATGTGTAGAGATTGCACAAGGGTAAGAAGGAGAAAACAAAATGTTAGAAGAAAGAAAAATTATAAAAAGATTACGAGAATATATTGATAGATAGGAGAAAAGTGATGACTAAAGGCGAAAAAATGCTACGAGAGTTAGGCTACAAAGTGGAGTGTATAAAGAATATTTATGGAAAAATATATGGTGAAGAATGGACAGGAGAGACTTGGGAGAGACAAGGAGAACATATAATTTTTCATTATATAGATAACCGTTTAGAAGAATATAAACCAGAAGTTTGTATCTATTTCAAGCATGGGGACAACGGAGAATGTGATGGACTTTTTATAAAAGAACAACAAATTAAAGCTATAGCTCAAAGATTAAAAGAATTAGGAAAAGAGGAGAACAAAAGCAATGAAAACGACATTTAAGAAAGACTGGTACAACGAAACTATTACAGGAAAAGATGGAGTAGTACAAGTATTACCAGAGATGAAAACTATGTATCATTTGTCTATCAATGAAGACTACTTTATGGAAGACAAACAAACAGTTTTAAGTAAGGCAATAGAAGATTTAGAAAAAGAACTTAATAGATTAAAAGAAATAAGAGACAACAATGAAAAAGTGATGGACAGCTGGGATAGTATAAGCAAATAAACAGGAGATAATAAATGGTAGAAGTGTTTATTTTAATTTTATTTATTTTATTCTTATTATTTATATTTATGGGAGGCTTAGAATAATGTTAGATGAATATAGATGTTTATATGCAGAAGGGAATACAATCGTAAGGTTAACTAAAAGAGAAACAATCATTTTATTAATGTTCTGTATAAAGACTAAGAATAAAGAATATTTAGATTTAAAAGAAATGGAAGATGCTATTAATAAAACATTAGGAACAGATATATCAATGGGATGTGTAATAGCAGCATTAAATAGAATTAAGTTCAAATTAAAACAATTTGGGATAGTAATTAAGAAGAGAAGTAAGATAGGTTATTATATTTGTAGAAAAAGCATTGACAAATAATGATAGTAGTGGTATAAAGAAATTAAGATGAAGTTTACAATAATTGGAAAACCGAGAGGCAAAGGAAGGCCTAGATTTACAAGACAAGGCTTTGCATATACAGATAAAGAAACAAGAGCTTATGAAAAATTAGTTAAAATAAGCTATGATTTATGTGAAGATAAGAAAGTATATGAAGGAAATATAAAAATAGAGATTTGGGCTAATTTCGTTCCAATAAAGAGTACATCTAAAAAGAAGCATAGAGAATTAATAGGACAACCATATAATAAAAAACCAGATATTGATAATATTGCAAAAATAATATTAGATGGTTTAAATGAAGTAGCATATAAAGATGACAACCAAGTAGTAGAATTAGTAGTACACAAGACTTATGCAGAACAAGATTATGTAGAAGTTGAAATAAAGGAACTAATGAATGGATAAAGAAAGAGAGTTGTTTAGGAAATACATATGCACATATTGCATTAAAGAAGGATGCGAATATTGTTATGCTCCTATAAAAAGAAACAAAGGATGTAAAACAACACAATGTATTAATTTTAGAAAAAAGAATATACATCCAGAGATGTATAGCACATATATAAGATATACTTATTATGATGAAATGGGAATGTATATAGCAATAGTTAAAATGAATACACCGACTAATGTAATAAATAAGATTAAAAGCAAGTATGATTTTGTAAGATATAAAGAATGAGATGAATAACAAAACTATACTAGGTATGTTTGTTATATACAATTCTTCTTTGAAATTATTTTTGACATGTTAAGATACAAAAATATATTTTTATAAAGATTTAGCCAAGGCTATCCTAGTTAAAGCCAATTAAAAGGAGAAAAAATGGAATAAGACAGTTGTAATTTATGCATAATAGATTAGAATTGTCTTATTTTTATTAAAAAGATGAAAGAGTTTAAGGAGGAATAATGGATAAGTTAAAAATAGAATATGTAGATATTGATAGCATAAAACCATATAAGAATAATGCTAAAAAGCATCCAGTTGAACAGATAGAACAAATAAAGAGTAGTATAAAACAATTTGGAATGGATGACCCAATAGGAATATGGAATAATGAAGTAGTAGAAGGGCATGGAAGATTAATAGCTTGTAAAGAGTTAGGATATACAGAAGTTCCAATAATAAGATTAGACCATTTAACAGATGAAGAAAGAAAAGCATACACATTAGCACACAATAAATTGACTATGAATAGTGATTTTGATTTTGATGTGTTACAAGATGAATTAGATAGCATATTAAATATAAACATGGAAGACTTCGGCTTTGAAAGTATTGATATAGACTGGGATACAGTCAACGAATTATCAGAAGAAACATACGATAAGCCACAACATAATATGCTAGAATGTCCTAATTGTCATCATATAGATAGAGATATACATTTTAAGAAAGTAGAAGAAATTAAAGAAGAAGCGGAGTAATATGAAAATATTTTTAAGTGCGATTGAAAATAGTACAAGCAGCAAAACTTCAAAAGGAATGGTTAAAGTTGCTGAATTATTAGTAGCACAAGGAATAAAAATGAAATATAACTTAATGAGCTACTATTATATAAAAAATCAAAGAAAACTAGCTGATTTTATAAGAGACAACACAGAAGAAATATTAATAGATAGTGGCGCACATTCTTTTCAAAAAGGAGTAAAAGTAGATTGGGATAAATATACAGAACAATATGCACAATTTATAAAAGAGTTTGATAGACCCAATGTAATAGGATACTTTGAAATGGATGTAGATAACATTATAGGATATGACAAAGTATTAGAGTTAAGAAAACGATTAGAAGAAGTAACTGATAAGATAATACCTGTATGGCATAAAAATAGAGGAATAGAAGAATATAAAAAGATGTGTAAAGACTATTCAGGAAAGATAATAGCTATAACAGGTTTTAAAAATGAAGATATAAAAGATGAACAATATATGATGTTCCTTAAATATGCAAAGAAATATAACTGCAAAGTACATTGTCTAGGGATGACAAGAAAGAAAGTACTAGACAAAGTACCATTCGATTATGTAGATAGTAGTAGTTGGGTACAATCAAGTATATTTGGAAGAATAGGAAAAAAAGGAAAAGTAACAAAAGAGTTTTCAAAAAACCATAGAGAAAAAGTATTTATAGAAAACTATAAAGAAGGATTAAAAATGCAAGAATATTACTATAATAAATGGAAAAAAATATGTAAAGATTAATGTATTGAACAAGCAATCACTCATCTAGTAGTTAACCAAAACCTACTATAAAAAAATTAAGGAGGAAAAGAATGAACAATTTATTATTAGTAGTATCAATATTTGGTATCTTTGGTTTAATGTTATTAATCAAAAAGCTGTTTGGAAAAGCAGGCCTAATAGGATGGATGGGAATAGCAAGTATATTAGCAAACATTCTTATCTTAAAAGGAGTAGAAATACTTGGAATAGATGCAACATTAGGAAATGTACTATTTGCAAGTAACTTCTTAGCAACAGATATGTTAACAGAAAACTATGGATATAAAGAAGCAAAAAAAGGAGTTAGATGGGCAATAGCATCTGTAATTATATATTTAATTATAGGACAAGGTGCTTTACTATTTATTCCAAGTGCAGCAGATACAATACAACCATTATTTGAAACATTTTTCAGCTTTGCACCAAGAATAACAATAGCAAGTGTAAGCATGTTTGCATTATCTAATTTCGTAGATATTAAATTATACGAATATTTAAAAAAGAAAACAGATGGCAAAAAGATGTGGTTAAGAAACAATGTATGTACAATTATATGTAACGGAGGAGAAAACTTCCTATTCTATATCATAGCTTTTGCAGGAATAATGAGTATGAGTGAGATTGTTGCAATAGCATTATCAGCAACAATAATTGAAATGATTATCGCATTATGTGATACACCTTTCTTATATTTAAGCAAGAAAGTAAAAGACATAGTAGAATAAAAATAATAGAGTGGTTGCTTATTGAGTATATTAATAAGGAGATAACATGGAAGCATTAGGAATAATAGCAAGTTTATTAGTATTGATATCATTTTTATTTAATGATATCATAAAGATAAGAGTAATTAATATTATAGGATGTATAATATTTGTAATATATGGAATAATGATTAATTCATTTAGTGTATGGTTTTTAAATAGTGCATTATTAATAGTACACATATATCATTTAATAAGAGATAAAAAGGAGAAATAGTGGCAAATAAACTAGATAACTTAATACCACAAGCACATGTATTAACAGTGGAAGAAGCCTCGAGAGGTGGAAAAGCAAGTGGCGAAGCAAGAAGAAAAAAAGCCACTATGCTATCAGTATTAGAAAGCACATTAGATAAAGTACCAATTAATGATAAGACTAATCCAAACAACTTATCATACAGAGAAATGGCTACTCTTGGGCTTATTAAAGGCGCTGTAAAAGGAAATGCAAACAATTATGAAATAATAAGTAAAATGATGTCTGAAAAAGAAAAAGCAGACAATATAACAGAACTAGTAATTACTTTACCTGCAAGGGATATAGCTAGTTCTTTTGTTGATGTTAATAGACAAATAGATAATAGAGCATATAGAGAATATTATTTTGAAGGTGGTAGAGGTAGTACAAAGTCATCATTTATAAGTGAAAAAATAATAGAGTTATTGGAAAATAATGAACGCATGTGTGCTGTTATATTAAGAAAAGTAAAAGACACATTAAAAGATAGTGTTTATTCACAAATAGAATGGGCAATAGATAAATTAAGTGAAACATATCCTAGTATAAAAGACGAATACAAATTAACAAAATCACCATTAGAAATAACAAAAGTAAGTACAGGACAAAAGATATATTTTAGAGGTGCAGATGATTATGGTAAAATCAAATCATTAAAGCCACCAAAAGATAAATATATAGGAATAACATGGTATGAAGAGTTTGACCAATTTGCAGGAATGAACGAAATAAGAAAAATAAATCAATCATTAATTCGTGGTGGAGAAGACTTTATACAATTCTATTCATACAACACACCTGCAAGTTCTTTGCATTTTGTTAATGTAGAAAAGTTAATACCGAAAGAAACAAGACTAGTTCATTTAACAGATTATAGACAAGTACCAAAAGAATGGTTAGGACAAGCATTTATTGATGAAGCGGAATACTTAAAAAGTGTAAATGAAAGATTATATGAAAACGAATACTTAGGCTTAATGACTGGTACTGGTGGCAATGTATTTGAAAATGTAGAGTTAAGAGAAATAACAGATAGTGAAATAAATACTTTTGACTATATATATCAAGGCATAGACTTTGGATGGTTCCCAGACCCATTAGCATGGACAAAATGTTGCTATAATACAAATACAAAAACATTATATATATTTGATGAGTTTGTAGTTAATAAGATGAGTAATGAGAATGTATGGAAAGCATTACAAGAAGAAAAAGGTGTAACAACAAATGATATGATTATTGCAGATAGTGCAGAGCCAAAAAGTATAGCAGATTTTAGAAGTTATGGAAGTATGATGAGAGGTGCAGAAAAAGGACCAGGAAGTGTAGAATATTCTATGAAATGGTTAAGTTCATTAGCTAAAATAGTAATAGACCCTAAGAGATGTCCAGTTTCAGCACAAGAGTTTAGTACATATGAGTTCCAACAAGATAAGGATGGCAATTACATAAGTGGATACATAGATGCAGACAACCATTGTATTGATAGTATAAGATATGCATTGAATAACATATGGAAAAAGAAAGGGCTATAGATATTATTATACTAATTATGGTATAATATATATAGTAAATAAACTAAAGGAGGTGCAATATGCTAAAGAATATTTTTCTTTGGATATTAAGCAAAGTGTTTAAAGTAAACACACAAACAACAACAAAAGAGGTGGAGGACAATGAGAAGTATGCAGTAGAATATGAAAGAATTGATGACATCAATTTTAATTCTATTTTCTCAAACAAATTAGCAAACTATGTAATCAATGATAGCAATGTAGACATAGTAGGCGAAAACAAAAGAGTTGACTTATTAAACAATACTGTGAAAAGTATGTGGAAAAAAGCCAAGAAAATTACATCAATGAGCTTTGGTTATGGTGGTGTAGTATTAGTCCCATATGTAAAAGGTGGAAAGATTTATTATAACATAGTCCCACAAAGCAGAGTAACAATCGATATGATGGAAGGAGATGTTATAACAGGAGCTACAATATTAGCAGACAAGAAAGTAATTAGCCAACAAATAGGTGTAGATAAAGTTTATATAAGATGGACTAATTACAAGGTTGTAAATGGTAATGTAGAAATTACACAAAGCTTTACAGATGAAAGAGGAAATACAATACCAGTACCAGATTTTTGGCAAAATATTGAATTAAAGAAAACAATAACAAATGTAGATAGAGTACTATTTGGTTATATCAAATCACCTATAAATAACAGAAGAACTAATGATAAGTATGGAGTTCCTATTACTTATGGATGTGATGCAACTATATCAGAAATAAAAGAAACAATGAAGCAATTGTTTAGAGAGTATAAACTTAAAGAAGCTTTTGTCGGTGCAGATGTAACAATGTTTAATGGAGACAATGCTTTACCTACAAATGGTTTATTTAAGAAAGTAGATGCTGGTGATGATACATTCTTTGAAGTATTTGACCCTGCATTTAGACCATTTACAGATAGATTAAATGAGTTATATAGAAGATTAGAACATGAAATTGGTACAAGTGCTGGAATATTAAGTGAAGTCAGTACACCAAATGCAACAGCAACAGAAATAAGAAGAGCTATGTATGATACATTTACAATAGTAGATGATATGAGAAGTAATATAGAGCAAGGTTTAAATGATTTTATATATGCAGCAAATGTATTAGCAAATGCTTATAATTTAAGTCCTAATGGAGAATATGATGTAAGCTATGATTGGGATTATTCATTATTAGAAGATAGCCAAGAAGCATTTACACAAATGGCAACAGCAAATGGCAAAGGCATAATAAGTGATGTAGAGTTCAGACAATGGATGAAACCAAATGAAAGTTTAGAGGAAAGTGAAAAGGCAATAGCTGATATTAAAGCAAGTGAACCAAATGTGGAAGCAGTATTAGGAAACAACTTAGGAAATGATGAAGAGTAGGAGGTAACCCTACATGTTAAATGAAGAAGCAAGAGAGCAATTAGCAGAGATATTAGTAAATAGAATTGATGATATAAACTCTAAAATATTAAAAGAGATAGGTGATAAGATATTAGCAATATCGTTAATAAAACCTAGTGAAGCATACCAATTAGGACAGATATTGAAATATGGTGGTAGTTATAAAGATATAGCAGAAAAGTTAGCAAAGTTAACAGGAAAAAATGTTGAAGATATTTACAAAATATTTGAAGAGGTTGCTAAAAGTAATAAACAATTTGCAAAAGAGTTCTATAAATATAGAAATATAGATTTTATACCATATAAAAAAGATATAGCATTACAAAGACAAGTAACAGCAATGGCAAATATCACAGCAGGTTTATATAAGAATATAAGTAAGACAACAATGGTAGGCTACATTGTAGATGGAAAGTTTAGAAATATTCAAGAAACTTACAATGAAGTAATAGATAAAGCTATTACAAGTATTGTACAAGGCAAAGATACATATTATTCTGCAATGAGAAAAACAATGAAAGAATTAGCTTATAATGGCATGGTAACATATGAAAGTGGAAAAAGAAGAAGATTAGATAGTGCAGTTCGTATGAACATAATGGATGGTATAAGAACTGTTAATAATGAAACCAATAGAATATTCGGTGAAGAGTATGGTGCTGATGGTGTAGAGATAAGTGTACATAGTTATCCTGCACCTGACCATGCAGAAGCACAAGGTAGACAATTTAGTAATGAAGAGTATGAAAAGCTACAAACAGATGGATATGCAAAAGATATAAAAAATAGAACTTATGATTTACATTTAAATAGCGATAGTTTTAGACCAATAAGTGAATTGAATTGTTACCACGAGCCATTTAATATAGTAATAGGAATAAGTAAACCATTATATACAGATGAACAATTAGAACAAATAAAAGAAGAAAATGAAAAAGGCTTTGATTTTGAAGGAAAACATTATACATTATATGAAGGAACACAATTACAAAGAAGATTAGAATTAGAAGCTAAAAAGCATAAAGAAGCAACAATATTATTAAGAGCAAGTGGAGATAAAGAAGGCTTAGAAAGAGAAGAATTAAAAGTAAGAAAAATAACAAGGAAATATAATGATTTAAATAAAGCAAGTGGTTTACCAAGTAAGAAAGAAAGAATGTCTGTAAGTGGATATGTAAGAACAAGTATAAAGGAGAAATAATGAAAGTAGTTGTCGATAAAAATACAATTAATAGAATAGATAAAAGTAAATATGAATTAATATATGTGTTTGACAATGAAACATTAGAAGAATTATTAAAGTTAGATATACATTGTATTCATAAAGATTATATAAATGAATTAGATATAGTAGATGTAAACTTAACTGATTATGATATTCCTTGTATTAAGAAAGCAAATATAGAAGACAAAGATTGGGATAATATACCAGAAGTAAGAAATTACAAAATTGGTGTTATTATCCCTAATTGTAATTATGAGAATTGGTTAGAAAAGTCAATAGGAAGTGTATTAAAACAAACTTATAAAAATTACCAGATAATATTTGTAGATGATTGTAGTACAGACAATAGTGTGAAGATAGCAAAAAAGTTATTAAAAAAGCCACACAAAGTAATTGAGTTAAAACAAAAAAGATTAAATGGTGGAGCAAGAAATGAAGCATATTTACATTTAGATGATGATGTTGATTATGTGATGTATGTAGATAGTGATGATTGGCTATTAAATGAGAATGCATTAAAGATTATAAATGACAATTTACAAGGAAGTCCTGATGTTGTATTTACTGGAATGAGCAGTTACAAAAACGGAAAGACAGAAGAGATATTTGAACCTGATTACAAAGATAGATACGATGCAATGATAGGTTGGTCTGGTAGTTGTGGTAAGATAATTAGAAAAGGTTTAGCAACAAGACAAGATTGCTTATATGCAGAAGGAACATTAAAGGAAGATAGAAACCAACATAGAAGAGTATGCATTAAGATGAACAATTTTAGATTATTAAAGAAGCCTTTATATGTATGGAATAGAACAAACACAAAGAGTGTAACAACAGTAAGAGATAATGTGATATGGGGAACAAGTACAATAAGACATTATGCAGATACATTACAATTAGCATTAGAAGTAAAAGGGCAAGATGAAAACATAGATAGAATAATGGATGAAGCGGTAAAGATGTGTAAAAAAGAAATGGAAACAGGAGGCGATAGACAATGGTAAAGTTAAGCATTGTAATACCTTATTATGAAACATATGAATTGACTAAAAAGTTATTAGATAGTTTAATACCACAATGCAATGAAAATGTAGAAGTAATATTAATTGATGATGGATGTGGTGAAGTAGCTTTTAATGATTATTTAGTAAGAAGAGATTTTAATAATTTACATATTATACACCAAGATAATCATGGAGTAAGTTATTGTAGAAATAGAGGAATAGATGAAGCAGCAGGAGATTACATAGCATTTATTGATAGTGATGATATGGTAATGCCTAATTATGTAGAAACATTATTAGAATTGATTGATAGTAGGGAAGAAGATATCATATTGTTTAATTGGTTAGATATAAATACAAATGATGTAATAAGACATCCAGAGAATTGTGCTGTATGGAAAGCTATATATAAGAAAGATATTTTACCAAGATTTGATGAAACAATGAGATGTAGAGAAGATTATTATTTTCAACAAGAGTTAGATAGAAAGAATTGTAGTAAATATTATCATGATAAAGTATTATACATATACAATAGTGGTAGAGAGAATAGTTTAACATGGAAGGATAAGCATTAATGAAGATAGTTGTATTAAGTTGCGATAAGAATGATGATACATTTAAAGCATTTCACCATTGTATGGAAAAGTATTGGCCTAAGCATCCAGAAGTAATATATATAACAGAAACAATAATTAACCCATATTATAAAACTATTTGTAAAGATTATCCGTTAGAAAAATGGACAAATAGAACAAGAGAGTGTATAGAACAAATAGATGATGAACAAATATTGCTTATGATTGATGATTGCTTTATAAGAAACCCAGTAGATAAGAAAAGAATACAATATGCAAGTAAAAATCTTAAAGGCAATATAGCAATGTTTAATTTTGAAAAAAGTTGGGATGACAAAGATGAAGATACAGAATTAGAAAGCTTTAAGAAAAGACAACATGGTGCAGAATATGAGTTAAGCATAATGTGTGGTTTGTGGCAAAAGAAAGCATTATTAGACATACTAGAAGGTGAGCATAACCCTTGGGAAATAGAAGGAAATCAAAACACAAAAGGATATGATTATTACATAAATAGTGGAGAATATATTATTGACTGGGGCTATAAAACTTTTGTACCTACAGGAATATGTAAAGGAAAGTGGTGTAAAAATATAGTACCATTTTTTGAAAAGGAAGGAATAAAAATAGATTATGAAAGAAGAGGCTTTTGCAATTAAAGTAGAAGTATTAGAAGCATTTACTTATAGCAAATATAATGAGATAGCAGAAAGCGTAGAAAGAAAAAATAGAAGTGAATATGGAACTTTATATATAGGAGATACATTTTATTGTAATAAAGAAGAGGCAGAATATTTATTAGACAATAATAAAATGAAAAGAGCTTTTGTAAGAGTGATAGAGATAGGAGGACAAAATGGCAAATGATTTAGGTGGAGTTTGGAGAACTGTTGGAGGAAGACATATATTTATAAAAGATGGCGATGACCTAGCAACAGCAATGAAAAAGAGTGGTAAATATAAGTTTGACAAAAGCAAAATAAGTGAAAATATAGTCAAAACAGAAGTAAAAGATGTTACAGATGAAGAAGCTTTAGATGAGTATTGCAAATCTTCTTTTGAGTTGGGAAAAGAAGCTGGATGGACAGATAAAGACATGTCGTATGAAGATTACAAAAAAGAGTTTATAGAAAATAAAGGCAATATGAATTTCTTTAATGACAACAAGGAAGCTATTAAAAAATCAATAAAAAACAGACGATTAGAAGAGCAAAAAACATTTGAAGAAAAGAGTAAAGAATATAAAGAACACAGATATAAAGAAGCTGCATTAAAATATACATGTGGAGATTATAGAGATATAATTAATTATCAATTAGGGAAAGATGTAAAAGGCAATTTAGAGGATATTAAGAAGACAACAATAGCATTAGAGCATTTAGCTTATGAAAATGGGTTCGAAGCAGGAGATAGACAATTTTATAGAGGATTACAAAATATATCAGTTGAAGGCTTAAAAAAAGGTGATTTTATTGCTATGAGACCTACAATTTCTTCATGGACAGATGATATAGAAATTGCAAAAAAGTTTTCAACAGATAATAAAAACTCTCTAATTATGGTCAATAAAAATGGTAGATATGGAGATATCAATTATTATAATGATATAAGAAAAGAAGATGAAGTAATAATGAGTGGAAGAAGAAATGAGTTCAAAATTATAGACATAAAGAAAGATGGAAATATTACATATTTATATACTGACCAAAGTTTCTATAAAGATAGGAGAAAAAAATAGATGGAAAATTATGAAGAAATATATAAAAGATGGGAAGAGGATGACAATAAGATATATATATTAAATAAAAATGAAAAGAGGTAATAGAAATAGCACTAGAATAGCAGATTTTACCTCAGCATAGAAATATTATAAAAAGTCTTGCTAACATAAAATATATATGGTAAAATAAAGTAAGTAGAAGTAATATTCTATATATCGTGTGGCATAGCAACGTAAAGACTAGCAAAATAATGAAATCTAATCGAGGACTATACCTCGTAAAAAAATGTGGGAGGAATTATTATGAGAGAGTTTTTGAAAGGTTTAGAATTAGACAAGGAAACTATTGACACAATTATGGCAGAGTATGGAAAGAATGTTCAAGGTTTACGAGAACAAGTAGATGAATACAAAGCTAAAAATCAAGAGTACAAAGATAAAGTAAAGGAATTAGAAGAATTGTCTGCTAACAGTTCAAAGCTACAAGAGGAGCTAGAAACTTTAAAAAAAGATATTGCAGAAAAAGAGGCAAATGCAAAAGCAAAGAAAGATGATGCTGATTTAACAAGTAGTATTGAAGAAGTTTTTGGCGACAAACAATTTACTAGCGATTATGCTAGAAAAGGTTTGCTTGCAGATATTAAGGCAGAATTGAAAAAAGATGAAAACAGAGGTAAAGGAATAAAAGACATATTTGAAGATTTAACAAAAGACAGAACAGATATATTTGCTAATCCTAACCAAGTCAAAGATATGGAAGGAATGGGAGATTTAGATAGTTCTGTAAGTAAAGAAGCTTTTGATAAGATGTCTTATAAAGAAAGAGTAGAATTAAAGCAAAGCAATCCTGAGTTATTTGAAAAATATAATAATTAGGAGGAATTGAAAAATGACAAAATTAGAAAACTTAATTGACCCAGAAGTAATGGCACCAATGATTGGCGCAAAATTACAAAAAGCAATCGTAGCAACACCATTTGCAAAGATTGATACAACATTACAAGGTAGACCTGGTTCTACAATCACAGTACCAAAATATCAATATATTGGAGATGCTGAAGATTTAGCAGAAGGTGTAGATGCAACAGCTACACAATTAACAACTACAACAGCTGAATACACAATCAAGAAAGCTGTAAAACAAGTTGAATTAACAGATGAAGCAGTATTAAGCGGATATGGAAACCCAGTTGGAGAAACAAATAACCAATTAGGTTTAGCATTAGCATCTAAAGTAGACCAAGATGTTATGGATGCTTTATTAACATCAAGAGTAATTAGTGATGATAGCTCTAATGCAATTTCTTATAATGGAATTGTAGATGCTATTGATTACTTCCAAGAAGAAACAAATGTTGAGAAAGTTATGTTTATTCATCCTTCACAAGTAAGTGAATTAAGAAAAGACGAAAACTTTATCTCAAAAGATAAATATGGAAATGAAGTAATGGTTAATGGAGAAATTGGTATGGTAGCAAATGCAAGAATAGTACCATCTAAAAGAGTACCATTTAAGAATGGAGCATTTACATGCCCTATCGTTGAATTAAGACCAGAAGAACAAACAGGTGATGATACAGCGGCTATTACAATCTATTTAAAGAGAAATGTTAATGTAGAAACACAAAGAGAGTTAGGAAATTATACAACTCTAATTGGTGCAGATGAGCATTATGTAGCAGCATTAACAGATGAAAGCAAAGTAGTTTTAGCTAAGTTTAAAGGAACACCAGTAGTAAGTTTATAATATAGGAGGTGTCTATGATTGAGTTTAACAAACATTATTTGACTTACGAAGAGTATGTTAAATTAGGTGGTACTCTTGAAAAGACACCTTTTAACATATTAGAGTTAGAAGCAAGAAAGAATATAGACAGGTATACTTTTGGTAGATTAATTGATTTAGATGAATATAGTAATGAAGTAAAGATATGTGTTTATAGATTGATAGAATTAGTAAATGCATATGCTAAAAATTACAACCATGATAAATCGGTTTCTAGCGAAAATATAGATGGATATAGTATAAGTTATAGTCAAGCTAGTGAAAATGTCTCTAAAGCAAAGCTCGAAGAAATTAAGGGTATTGTAAGTACATGTCTTGCAGAGTGTAAATTAGCAGATGGAACACCATACTTATATTGTGGGGTGAAGTAGATGCTAACAAACACAAAATTGACTTATTATCACAAAACATTAGACGAGAATAGATTAGAACAATGGAATAAGATAGTTTTTGATAATGTTTGGTGGTTTGGAAATCAAGGAAGTTCGATAAATAAAGGTTATGAAAATGCAAATGATGTAGAAGTAAGAATACCATTAGAAGAAGTAAGTAGTATTGATATATTTACTATTGGAGATTTATTATACAAAGGTGAAGGACCTGATATAACAAAAACAAGTGAGTTAGATGGAAAAGCCTTTGCAGTAAGAAGTTATACAGTAAATCTATATGGAGGAACACCACATATTCATTTGGGAGGCAAGTAATATGAAAATGAAGCCGATAAGTGAAATTAAGGTTGATTTAGGAATAAACCCAAACGGACCAATACAAGCATTTTTTACAGATACTTGTTATAGACATATGGATAAGTATGTTCCTAGAAGAGCAGGAAGCGAAGGTGGAAACTTAAGGAGAACTGTTGATTTGCAAACAAATACTATTACATATAAGATGCCTTATGCACATTACCAATACATAGGTATGAGAGAAGATGGAAGTCATGTGATAAGACATTGGACAATACCAGGTACAGGACCATATTGGGATAGAAGAATGGTAAGTGCAGAAATAAATGATGTAGTACAGGAGGTACAAGACAAAATAAATGGAAAGAATAAGTAAGTTAAGAACTTATTTAATGGGAATAATTGCAGAGTTAGATGAGAATTATAAACAAATAAATGTTGATTTTCTAGATAGCAATGCAGACAATTACTCATTAGATAAAATACCAACAACTAAAACCATTGAGAATTGGATAATCGGTAGTACATTATGCAGGGATGTATATAGTTTTAGAAGCAGAAAACATTATAGTGCAGAAGTAATAAATAACATAGAAAATATCGGTTTCTTTGAAACTTTTGAAAACATTATTAAGCAAAAGAATGAGGCAGGAGATTTACCAGATATTGCAGGAATAGAAAGTATAAAATGTCTTAATTGTGGAACTTTTGTAAATGGAGAAACAAACACAGCAGAGTTTGACATACAGATAGAAATAGATTATAGAGAGGAGTAGAGATGAAGTCAGTTAAAGTTGTAAAACCATTTAATGTGGATGGAGTAGTATATACACCAGGAGAAGAAATACAATTAGAAACAAAAGAGCAAATGATAAAGTTAAATGAACTTGGCTTTATTGGACCTCTTACAATGAAAGAAATTCAAGATATTTGGAGAAAGCCCGAATATAAGAAATTATTAAAGAAAGAGGAGGAATAGAACATGGGACTAGCAGTAATACCAAGCGACATTGAGAAGATTAAAAGAAGTCAATTCTTAACATTCTTAGATATAACACCAAATGCAAATGCAGAAACATGGGCAACATTAGGAGCAGGTGTAGATGAATATGAAATATCATTTAACCCACAAGTAGATACAGAAAAGTGGATAGTTGAAGATAATGCAAGAAATGACCACACAAGCAACCAAAAACAAGGTAGTGTTACTCAAAAATGTTATAAAGGAGACAGAGAGTTTGAGTTTGTAAATGCAGGAAGAGATAAATTAAATTATAAAACACATGTATTAGATATCGATACATGGAATGGAAGTAATGGAAGTTATCCAGCAAAGAAGAGTGATGCAATTATAACAATTACAAGTTATTCAGGAGAGCAAATCGAATATGATATATATTATGATGGAGACCCAACAGAAGGAGCTTGTACAATAGCAGATGGTGTACCAACATTCGCACCAAGTGTTAGCTTATAATATAATTTATGAGGTTAGAGGTACAATAAAATCTCTGGCCTCTTTTTTAATATAGAAAGAGAGGAAAGTAGTTATGGCAGGAAACGATAACGATATTCAATTGAAAAGAAGTGAAAGTGAATTAAGATTAAAGATTAAGGATGAAGATGGAAACTATACAGGAGAAGAATTAAGATTTAATTTAGAGGATATAGAGTTACCATTAAAATATCAAAAAATAATAGAAGAAGATAAGAAAAATAGGTTGGACTTAAAAAATAAATATACCATTATTGATAAGAAACAAGACCATAAAGGAAAGAAGTTATTAAGCAGCAATGAAGAAGAAAAGATAAAAGCATTAATGGATTTCTATAAACGAGAAGTAGAAATATACAATATGTTCTTAGGAGAACGAGGTGTAGAAAAATTACTTAATGGAAGAGAGTTAAGTTGGAGTACATTAGAAGAAATAGATGAGATTATAGAAACAGCAATAATGCCTAAACTAACAATAAATGCAGAAAACATTAAAGCAAGAATAATGGATAAGTATGGTAAGAAAGAGGATGGTGTAATTGAATAAACCAACCAAAGTAAGAGTAAATGATACCTTGTATGATATAAATACAGATTTTAGAATAGCAATAGAAGTAAATAGTATAGCAAAAGACAAGAACATTGGAGATTATGAAAGAGCATTAGCTATTATTTACAAGTTGTTTGGTGAAGCAGGTTTAGAGTGTAAAGACCAGAATAAATTGCTAGAATTAGGAATGAAGTATTTAAAAGTACAAGATGGAGAAGAAACAGAAAATAAAAATGAACATAATTTAGATTTTACCAAGTGTGAAGGCCTTATAAGAAGTAGTTTTAAGTATGATTACAACTATGACCCTTATGAATTAGATTATCTACATTGGTATGATTTTTATAATGATTTAGCTAATCTAAGTGGAAGTGAGTTTGGTAATTGTTGCGTACTTAATAGAGTGATGTCTATAATTAATTATGATGTATCTAAAATAAAAGATACAAAAGAAAGAACAAAGATAGCAAAAGCAAAGAAAGAATTAATTAGAAGATATTGTGAAGAGAAAGAGGTAGAATTAACTAAGGAACAAGAAAAGAGTGTAGAAGAGTTATATAAAGCACTTGGATATAATATCTAGAGAGGAGGAATATATGGCAGATGGAAGTGTAGTCTTTGAGGTAGGACTATCCACTGATAAGTTTGAAAGACAAATGGCAAAACTAGAAAAAGAGCTAGCACAAAAAGAAGAAGAATTAAGCGATAAGGCAAAAGTAAAAGTTAGTACTGAAGGAACATTAAAAGATTTAGATAAGCAATTTGATAAAGCAAGTAATGAAGCAAAGAAGTATGAACAAGAGCTAGACAATGTAAGAGCTAAAATGAGAGAATTATCTGCTGCAGGTCAAAGAGTAGTATTAACACCAGAAGTAAACGGAATGCAAACAGTAGAATATACACCACAATATGCACAATTAATGGAGCAACAAGATATATTAAATGCTAAAATACAACAACAAAAGGACATAATAAGAGGAATACCTGAACAACGAAAAAGAGAACAAGAAACATTACTTAAAATAGAAGAGGAATATAACACTATTAACAGTAAAGTACAAGAAATGAAAGCTAAATTAGGTGGCATTAAACTACAAAAGCAACAAGCAGATGTACAAAAGATGAAAGAAGGTTTTAATAGTGTAGGAAGTGCTATACAAGGGGCAGTAAAAAAAGCAGGTAAATTAGCATTAGGAATATTTGCTGTAAGAAGTGCATATATGGCATTAAGAAGAGCAAGTAGTGATTTAGCAAACTATGATGAACAATATGCAGCTAATTTAGAGTATATAAGATATGTATTAACAGAGGCAATAGCACCTATATTGAGAACAGTGGTAAGTTTAGCTGCTAAGTTATTAGGGTTTATTAATGCAATAGTAAAAAACTTGTTTGGTGTAAGTATCTTTGGTAAAGCAGGTGTAGATAGTTTTATGAAGATGAAGCAAGGTGCAAGTGGAGTATCAAGCGAAGTAAAAGATATCAAAAAGCAACTTGCAGGGTTTGATGAAATGAACATCTTGCAAGATAATGGAGATACAACAACAGGTGGAGGTGGTGGAGGAGTAGCACCAAACATTGATTTAGACTTTGATGCAGACCCAGAGATACCAAAGTGGCTAGACCAAGTATTAATCTTAGTTGGAGGAATAGCAGGAGCAATAGTCGCTTTAAAATTAGGCTTAAATGGAATAGCAGGTTTAGGCATAGGAATTGCTATTGCTGGTGTAGTAATGTTAGTACGAGATTTAATAGACTTTATAAATGACCCTAGTTGGGAAAAGTTTGGTAGAGTATTAAGAGATATAGGAATTGCAATAATAGGTGTAGGAATTGCAATAGGAATATTAACAGGAAATTGGATAGTATTATTAGTTGGTTTAATAGTAATGTTAGTAGGACTAATCATAGAGAATTGGGAAACAATACAAGAAGCATTAAGCCAAGTAGGAGATTGGATATATAACAATGTTATTAAGCCAGTAGGAGACTTCTTTGTAGGCTTATGGAATGGTATTGTAGAGACATTCCAAAACATAGGCAAATGGTTCCAAGATAGATGGAATGATGTAGCGAGAGTTTTTGCAAATGTTGGAACATGGTTTAGTGATAGATTTAGAGAAGCATGGGAAGGTATTAAAAGAGTATTTAGCGGCATAGGAGAGTTCTTTGCAGGAATATGGAATAGAATAGTAGAAATATTTAGAAACATAGGTGTAAGAATTGGTGAAGCTGTAAGTGGAGCATTTAAGACAGCAGTTAATGCAGTGTTTACAGTATTAGAGAATATACTTAATGCACCTATTAGAGCTATCAATGGTTTAATTGGAATTATTAATAATATACCAGGAATTAGTTTAGGATATTTAAACACATTTGATTTACCAAGATTAAAAGTAGGTGGTATCGTAAATATGCCAAACAAAGGAACATTAGTTGGTAGTGGAAATGCAATAGCAGGAGAAAGTGGACAAGAAGGTGTTATACCATTAACAGATAATCAAGCTATGGAACAACTAGGAGAAGCTATTGGAAAACATATTACAATAAATGCAACAGTATTGAATAAAATGAATGGAAGAGTTATAAGCAGGTCATTACAACAAGTACAAGCAGAAAATGATTTTGCATATAATACATAAAGGGAGGTGTGAAATGTTTATAAATAAAAATAGTATAACAATAGATGGAACAAACATAGGCAGTTATTTGTTAGATGTAAAATATAGTTATAATAAATTATGGGCAAGTGATACAGGAAGAAACTTAGCAGGTACAATGGTAGGAACATTAATAGGCATCTTCCCGAAATTAACAATGCATTTTAGAAAATTAAGCAGTACAGAGTTACACACAATAGCTACTATTTTAGATAAGAATAGTGTAATAGTAGGATATTGGGACCCTTATAAAAACCAACAAGTAACATTTGGAGCATATACAGGCGACTGGGAATATCAAAGTAATAGAGTAGGAAGTGCAAGTGATTTTAGTTGCACATTTACATCATTAAGTAAAAGGAGCTAGATATGAAAACACATAGTGCAGATTTTAAGAATATATTAACATCTATGGGTAGACAATATGATGTATATATTGAGTATGAAACATCTAACCCACCAAGAGTATTAAGAGAAGAATTACATAGTGTAAATATTGCTTATAGTGGTGCTATATTAAAGTCTATTATGAAAGAAGTAACAATAGAGTGTGAAGAAGAATTAGAAAAAGACCAATCACTTAAATTGTATGTGGGCTTATATAATGAAAGCACAGAACAATATGAGTATTTGAATTATGGAAGATTTTTCATATATAGTGTAGAAAAGCAAGAAGATGAAAACTTATACACGATAAAATGTTATGATGATTTAATAAAGTCAATGAAAGATTATACACCACCAACAGGCATAACATACCCTATTAGTATTAAGAATTATTTAATTAGTTTATTACAAAGCATAGGAATATTACCAGATAGTGCAAGTTTTGAGAATATAGCAAATAAAAATAGACAAATACCAAGTGAATTATTTGCTAATCAAGGATATACATACAGAGATGTATTAGACCAAGTAGCACAAGCAACAGGATGTAGTTTAATAGTAACAACAGAAGGAATACTAAAAGCAGTATATGTAGAAAATACAAATGAAGTAATAAATAGTAGTTTTCTTAAAGATGCAAATGTAACATTTAAGGAAAAGTATGGACCAATTAATAGCATAGTATTAAGTAGAGGTAATGCAGATAATGTATATTTAAGAGATGAAGATAGCGTAGCACAATATGGTTTACATGAATTAAAAATAGTAGATAATCAAATAATGAACTTTAATGATAGAAGTGAATATTTAGCAGATTTATTATTGAAGTTAGGTGGTTTAGAATATTACACAAACGATTATACAAGTACAGGAATATTATATTTAGAACCGATGGATGCATACCAAGTAAGTATAGATGGGACAGCATATAGATGTGTAATGTTTAATGATGAAATAATTTTAGATGGTGGAATAGAAGAAAACATATATACAGAAATACCAGAACAAGCAGAAACAGATTATACAAAAGCTGATAAAACAGACCAAAGGATAAACCAAACTTATTTTATAGTTGATAAACAAAATCAAACAATAAAAAGTGTTGTAACCAATGTAACTGAACAAGATAATAAGATAGCAAAAATAACACAAACAGTAGATGTAATCAATAGTAAGATAAGTGATGTTGTAGATATAACAGAAACACAAGAAAGTATGAATGGAAGTTTACAATTTGATGATGTAAATATGAGTGAGCCTGTAAGCATTAACATTAAGAGTACAGGTGAGTATGTAACATTTCTTTATCCATGGGCAAGTGGGAAATATCCAGCAAATAATCTATTCATACAATTAAGAACATTAAGATTTACAAACACAGCAGAATATAGACAAACAACAGATAGTAAATATAGAAGTAATAAAAATTATTATGCAGAAGTTAGTTCACAATATATATTATTAGTAGCAGGTACAGATTACAATATTGGTGACACAATAACAGGAACAATATATGAAAATACATATTTTGATTATGAATTACCAGATGATTTATTATGGTATAATGAAAATGTATATGATGAGCTTGTAATTGAATATGAAACACAAACAGCACAAATATTAAAGAGATGTAGAAGAACAGGTAAGAGTAGTGTAGAACCATTAGGAACAACGCAAGTAATACCAATACCATACCCAAGTATAGAATTAACAGATGGTGATTATTTAGTACAAATGTTAAAGTATGACAATGAGCCATACCCTTGCTATATCAAAGTAAGAGTAATGAAAAAGAATATTTACACTACACAATTCTATACAAAAGCAGAAGTAGATAGTAAAATAAGTCAAACAGCAACAAGTATTGATTTAAGTGTTGACCAAAAATTAACAAATTATGTAACAGAACAACAAATGAATGCTGCAATAAGTATAACAGCATCTAGCATTAATAGTACAGTTACAAGAATAAGTAATAAAGTAGATGTAAATACAGGAGATATAACACAATTAGAGCAACATACATCTAGTTTAGACCAAAGAGCAGATAGTATAGAAACTACTGTTAGTACAAAAGTAGGTAAAGAAGAAGTAATATCTAGAATAAACCAAAGTGCAGAAGCAATACAAATAAATGCTAATAAAATATCATTAGCTGGTAAGAATATAAACTTAACGAGTGATAATATTACAATAAAAAGCACTAATTTTAGTTTAGATAAGAATGGTAATTTGAGTTGCGTTTCTGCAACATTAAAAAATGCTCATTTAATTGGTGGAACAATAGATTTCAGAGGTTTAAGTGATATAGACCAGGATAGAATATTAATGAGTGGTTCTGGTTCTACTATATCAAGTATCTCTGGTAGACAAATATTTTTTACAGATATGAATAATCAAGCTTATCAAACATGGTTACATAGAGATATGGGTTTAATGATAAGTGGAAAGTCAAGTGAAAGAACAGAAGTATTAACTGTTAGACAAGATTTACAATATTTATTACAAATAAGTAAAAATAGTACACTTATACATGGAAATGGTTTTAGATTTTTTAACAATAACGGAATGGGAGAAATATATATCAATGGTGATTTAACAAGATTAGGTAGTGGTATCTTAATGGTTTCTGGAAATTATGCATATTATAATGGTTATGAAATAGCAGTAAATTATTCGGACAAAAGATTGAAAGAAAATATAAAAGATACAAGTTATAATGCATTAGATATAATAGGTAAAATAGACCATAGAGAGTTTGATTGGAAAGATAATAAAAAACATGTAAACATAGGATATATAGCACAAGAACTTGAAAAGATAGATAATAACTTTGTAATTAGAAATGATTATATAGATAAAGAAGGTAACAAAACAAGAGATTATAGAATACAAGTTAATGTGTTACCATTGTTAGCAACAGCAACAAAAGCAATTCAAGAACTTAAAAATGAAGTTGAAGAATTAAGAAAGAAGGTAGAAGAATAATGGATGAGATTTTAGTACAAGAACAAGAAGTAAGAAAGAAGATAGCTGAGTTAATAAATGAAGCTAATTTACCAGCTACAATGGTAGAAGCTATATTAAAAGATGTATTACAAGAAATTGTTATTATTAAACAACAACAATATGCTAATGCATTAAAAAATATAGAAGAAAAGAAAAAGAAGGAGGACAAATAGATGGCAATACCAAGTTATGAAAAAACAACGTGGCAAAATGGAACAACTCCAATTAATGAAACAAACTTAAATAAGATAGAAAATCAATTAGAAAGCATAACAGATGCAAAAGATACAACAACAACAACAGGGACATCTTTAACATTAACAGATTGTGTAGCTGATACTTGTAAAGTAAAGAGTAATAGTAAGAACTTATTTAATGGAAATTATAAAACAGGTTATAGATTAGATAGTAGTGGTGCAGAAATAAGTGTTGCAGACTATTCCGTAAGTGATTACATTTTAGTACAACCGAATACACAATATGTAGCAAATTGGAGTATTTCTACGAACAATTGCGTTTGCTATTACACTGCAGATGGAATTGGAACAAGAAATATTGATACAAATCCATTTACTACACCTAGTGATTGCGTAAAGATAAGATTTAGTAGAGCAACAGCAAATATAGATACAGCACAAATAGAAGAAGGCAGTACAGCAACAGCTTATAACCCTTATAATACAGAGGTAATACTAAGCAATGGTACAGATAGTCAAAGTATAATATTAACACCACAAGAAGAAAAAGTAGCATTCACATATGATACAGAAACAACTCTAACAAGCAATGGCTCGGTAACAATAGAATACAATACACAAAGCCGATTACTTAATAATGATGATTTGCAAGTATTAGATGGGCATTTAGTAAGTATAAATAGTGGAATTGGTAGTAGAGTAAACTTTATAAAAAACAAGAACTTATTTACACCAGCGAATACAATGTCTGGACTTTATAAAGTAGGTGATGGCACCTATCTAATAGATAGTGGTGCAATATGTACAAGAGAAATGATAGAAATTGATAATACTAAAAACTATGTATTATCTGCAACATCACCTGATAGCAGTGCTAAATTATTTGTAATGTATTATAGTGCAAGTGGTTCATATTTAGGTTATAAAGAAAGTACATTTTCTGTTGGAAATATAGTATTAAACACATTTACAAGTTATTCAAGTGCAAGATATATTCATATTAGATTTGATAATACCAACGTACAAAATGTTATGTTAGAAGAAGGTGAAAATCAAACTACTTATGAAACATATGACAGAACAATAAATATAGATGATGAAAAAATATATAGTAAAAACAAAGATGATATATATACAACCGCAGAACAAAGAATAGGTACATGGAAAGATGGAAGACCATTATATAGAAAAGTAATAGACTATACAATACCAAGCGGAACAACATCAACAGAAATAAGCTTAGGAGTATCAAATATACGTCTTGTTCAAAGAGCAGAGGTTAGATTTAATGCAGTCGGTTCTGGCGATTATGTATTCAATAGTTATTATAACAGTGCGTCGGACTATATGAGGTTCTTTATGAGAAGTAATAAATTACAAATAAGATTAGGTGCAAATAGTAGTGGTTTCAATATAGTAGCAATAGTAGAATATACAAAATCAACAGACTAATTTAATGTGGAGGTTAGAGATTGCAGCTAACACACCAGAAATGGTCTTAAAAGAGATGTAGGACACGCAGACCTACCCACATTTTGCTACCAACAATAATTACTTCGGTGTATGTTGGTAGAAAGATAGAGATTTATTCTCTATCTTTTTTATTGGAAATATTTACAAAAATATTTATTATATGGTATAATAAATATATAGAGGTATAATCAAATGACAGATGAATATGTAAGTAGACAAGAGTTCGATAATCTAAAAAGTGAAGTGGATAACATTAAGAAAGAAATTAATGAAAGCATGAAATTATTACAAGCTATTGATAAAAAGATTGATGTTATCGACCAAAAATTAGCGACTGCAGAAGAAATAGATAATCTTAAATTAAACCCTATGCAAAAGGAAATAGATGAGATTAAAGACAATAATAAGTGGATATGGAGAACAGTTATAGGAACTATACTTACAATAGTTATAAAGATTATATTTGATATTACAACAAAATAAAAAGGAGAATATATGGTATGGAAGATAAGACATTAGCGACAGAGTTAATAGCAGAATTAAAAGCACATAGTAGAAGATGGTTTGCAATAGCAATAATAGAAGCAATAATAATATTTGTGATAGTGATAATGTTAGTAAATACACCAGTAGCAGATGTATATACACAAGAAGCTGACGCTAATGATAATGGCAGTATTAGTCAAAGTATTGGAGAATAATTATGGCAAAAGCAAAACAAACAAGAATAATTATCCGTAGAGGAGCAAGAAGAGTAGTAAGAAGAAAGAAAAAGAAATAATGGTTTATGATTTTACAAAAGCAGAGATAGAGTTCATAAATGAAAATGCTAATTTTGATGAAAGACAACAAGAAGTATTTAATAGATTAACAGACCGCAAAGGAAGACAAAGCATTGTACAAATGAGTATGGAGATGAACTTATCTACTGCAACGATTAGTAGAATTGTAAAACAAGTAAAGAAGAAGATAATAAAGATAGTTTAGTCTGCTCGAAGGCAACCAGAAATGGTTGTCTTTTTTTGTGCGATAAAAAAGTGATAATAAAATGATAATTTTAGTTCTTTGAAAAATAGTAACATATATACAGAAGGGAGGTATGAGAAATGAAAAAAGAAGGCTTAAGTATGTACACGAGAAGTCTTGCTCGGATATCTCCTTTTTATTTATGGGAAAATAAGTAGAATTGAGACTAATTTAAACGAGAATAGGTCATATTTTAATTTAGATATCGAAGATAAGTAATTATATGTCTTGAAAATAAAAATGGCTTAAAATTAATTCTAGGAGGGGAAAAATAAAATGAATTATCCAATTTATAATAATCAGTTATATTTTAATGATTTACAGAATATGAGAGACAAAATAGATGCACAAATAAGGAATATGCAACAACAACCAATAGCACAACAACCGATTACACAAAACTTTCAAATAGCACCTAGCAATATTAATGGAAATGAGATAGAAGGTAGATATGCAGAAAGTATTAATGATGTAAAAAATACATTTGTTATGAAGACAGGAATGTTTATTAACAAAGATTGCACTAGTTTGTGGATAAAAGATGTAAGTGGGAATATAAAGACTTATAGACTAGAAGAAGTAATTGAGATGGATGAAAAAGACAAAGAAATATATTCACTTAAAAAGCAAATAGAAGAAATGAGAGGAGAGATAGAAAATGCAAAACATGATTTTACAAATGTTGATGAACAGATTGCAAATACAAAGCCCACAAAAGTACAAATTAATAAACGAAGCAATGTTAAATAATGGTAACCCTAATGCTATATTAAAACAGATGATAGGAAATGCAACACCTGAACAAAAGCAAGGTTTATTAAGTGAAGCAAAAAAATATGGAGTACCAGATAATGTATTAAGTAAAATACAGAATATGAAGTAGCTAATAATTGCAATTATTATAAATATTTTTAAGAGAGGAGGACACTTATGAACGATAATTTATCACCAGCAGATATAAGTGCTGTTGTAGGAAACACAGATAGAGGCTATGCATATCCAGTATATGGAGGCTTCGGAGCAGGAAATGGCTTTTCTGGAGATGGTAGTTGGATATGGTTAATTCTTATCTTAGCACTATTAGGTGGTTGGGGTAATGGAAATGGAAATGGCTTCGGTGGAGGCTTTGGAAATGACTATGCTTGGTTATCTAATGGACAAAAAGATATCATGACAAATACTAATAATGGTTTTGATACATTACATTTAAGCAACCAAATTGAAGGTACAAGAGATGGTATTTATGGAATATCTAACCAAATCTGTAACAGCACAGCAGATATTACACAAGCTGTAAATAGTGGCTTTGCAGGAGTTGAGATTGGTGCTAATGCTAGACAAATGGCTAATATGCAACAAAACTTCGATTTAAGCAGACAATTTGCTGATTGTTGCTGTGAAAATAGATTAGGAATAGCTAATCTAACATCTACAGTATTAAGTGAAAATTGTGCAGATAGAGCAGCATTACAAGAAGGTGTAAGAGATATTATTACAAACCAAACAGCTAATACACAAAGAATATTAGACCAATTATGTAATGACAAGATTGATGCTAAGAATGAAAAGATTGTAGATTTACAAAGAGAAATCTTAATGAAAGATTTACAAGCTAGTCAAATTGCACAAACAGACGCAATCAGAGAAGGTGTTTACAATGAATTAAAGAATTGTCCAGTAGGAACAGTACCAGTATATGGTAACCAACCAATATTTACATGTCCAGGAAGTGGATGTGGATGTGGAAACACATTTGGAAGTACATTAGTATAAGCAAAAAGTCGATAAGACAAACTCGATAAGAGAACTTGCTAATTGATTAAAGAGGATGAGCAAGGCTTGTCCTCTATTTTTTTAAGGAGGAAAGAAATGAATGGAGTAATACAAGCAGTACAAGAACCAGAAGTAACATTAACATCTAATATAGCTTCTGTTCCTTTTAGTGTAGTAGATTTAAGAACAGCGAGTGCAATTAATTGCAGAAGTTGGATGAACCACAATGAAGGAAGTGCATTATTTAGTATATTAGAAGGTGGAGTATATGAAGTAACATTTAATGCAAATGTAACAAGTGCAACAGCAGGTGTAGTAGGCTTAGCATTATTTGCAGACGGAGTACAAGTATCAGGAACAGAAATGGATGCAACTATTGATACAGCAGGAGATTTTGAAAATATTGGTTTTGATAAGAAGATAAGAGTATGTTGCAAAGGAACAGTTAATTTAAGTATTAATAGTGTTCCAACAGTAACTTATAATGGTGGAGCTACACCAGTGATTACAGATACAGAGATACCAATAATTAAGAATGCTAATATCAATATTGAAAGATTAAGTTAATGGAAGGTTTTGATAAAAGTTTAGAAGTCTTATCTAATTTATTGCAGATTAAAAGTTATGAGATATTAGTAAATGATTTTAATAATGTTGACTTAATGAAGTATTTAAGACACCAAGATGAGTTATTAGATAAGATAATTAAGCAGAATGAAGAAATAATAAATCTGTTGAGAGGAGGAACAGATGAACATTAAAGAAATAATAAGAAAGATAGTAGACAATGGTAGAATTGAAGATATGCATGAATTAAGTGAAATATTAGAATGCTTAATGGAAGTTATAGAAATGAATGATGAAGAGCTTTACAAGAAATATGAAATGAAGCTATATGAAATGGCATATGGAAAAAGATTAAGTAGAGAATATGCAGAAGAGATTGTAAGACACATGAGGCCTTATAAAATGAGATGGACTTATGAAGAAACAAGAGATATGCAAAATGAATATGGCATTGATGACATAGATGAAGTAGAGTTTTTTGTAGTAATTAATTCAGCTTATAATGACTATAAAGACATTTTAGGAGAAGATATTGAAAATTATATTAAGTTTACTATTGATTTTATAAAAGATGAAGATGCAAAGGATGGTAAAGTATTTTTATATTTTACAACTATTGCAGAATAGGAAGGAGATAATATGAACGAGATGAGTTATAGATATGACGATAGAGATTACAGATATGATGATAGAGATTATCGTGATTATCGTAATGAAAGAGATTACAGAGACTATCGTGATTACAGAGATTATGATGATAGAGATTATAATTACAATGATAGAAGAAGAGATTATGACAGAAGAGGTGGCAAAATAAATTATCGTAATTATAGAGGAAGTTATCATGAAGAGCTTGAAATGATTATGGAAGATATGAAAGAACAAGCTAGAAAGATTGAAGATGTAGCTGAAATTGCACAAGGGACACAAGAAAAAAGTGCTTTAATGAAAGTTGCACAAAAAGAAAAAGAGAACTATGAATATATAAAGCAAATGATGATGAAGTAATGCATAAGGTTTGTGATTTTGAAATAAATGGCAACAGATACACCATATATGATGTTGATAGAATTGAAGGTAGAAAGAGTATAGTAGGGAGGTCAGATTATAAAGATTTGACAATTTATGTAGAGGAAGGACCGCTAGAACATATGCTATTAACATTAAAACACGAATTAATGCATGTATGGTTATATGAGAATGGACACACTAACCAGACTAATGATGAAACATTTGGATATGAAGATGTGTGTGAGTTAGTTGCTTTAAGCAATAGTTCTATAAATAGAATAGTAATGAAGTATTTACAAAATAAGTATTATCTGCTATAATAGAAATATAGCAATAGCAGAAGGAGGTATAAGTCTAATTTTTAAGGTGTTAGATACTTATACCTTTTTTTCTTGCAGAAAGAGAGGAAAATAAAATGAAACTACCAAATAATATTTATAATGTACTTAAATGGATAGTGGTCATTGTGCTTCCAGCTTGTGGTACATTATACTTTGCATTAGCTGGAATATGGGGCTTCCCATATGGAGAGCAGGTAGTAGGAACTATTACAGCAATAGAAACATTTTTAGGTGCTTTAATAGGAATATCTACTGCTTCTTATAATAAAGAAATTAAGGAGGCTAAAAAGAGTGAGTAAAAGAGATGAAATAGTTGCTATTGCAATTAGTCAAAAAGGTTATGAAGAAGGACCAAATAATGATACCAAATATGGTGAGTGGTATGGCTTAAATTATAACCCTTGGTGCGCAATGTTTGTATCTTGGTGTGCTTTTCAAGTAGGTATTCCTGAGAGTGTTATTCCTAAGTTCGCAGGATGTACAACAGGCTTTAGACAAATGACTGAAATGGGCATTACAACAAAAGAACATATAACACCTAAGAGCGGAGATTTAATTTTCTTTGACTGGGACAGAAGTGGAGATTATGACCATGTAGGAATAGTAGTAGAAGTACAAGATGGATATGTCTATACAATAGAAGGAAATCACAACGATTGTGTAGATGAATATGTATATCCTTTAGATGCAGAGTATATAGCAGGATATGCACAACCAAAGTATGATGAAACACCTACACCACCTAAGCCATTTGATAAAAATGTTTTAGATTACCAACAATCTTGGAATAAGACATACGGAGAAAAATATGGCTATATATTAGAAGATGGTGAATATGGCCCACAAGTAGAGTGGTCTAAAACAAAAGTATTCTTAGAAGAAGGCATGACAAATCATTTAGTTGGTTGGTGTCAATGCAGATTAAGATGGCATAAAGGATATTACTTAGGAGATACTGGCGTTAATCATGATGGTGTTGATGATGACTTCGGACCAAAAACAAAAGAAGTAGTAGAACAATTTAGAAGAGATAATAGTTTAGAAGAAGGTAGCACAATAGAATACTCAGTAATATCTCTATTGTTTTAATTGACAAATATATTTGAATAGTGTAATATAAATACAGAAGTCTACAAGGGCTTTAGTAGTTATGTGGGAGGCTAATTATAGCCTGGTAAAGAGGGGAACAACCCCTCTTTTTTTATGCATAATCTTAGTTTTTATTTACATAATTAGTAAAATTATAAAAGTTTTTAAAAATTCCTTTGTTACAGACACAAGGGTTTGATAGGAAAAGTAAAAAAGTTTTTAAAAAAGTATTGACTTTTTTAAAATAATACCTTATAATTAAATTGAAGTTAAGGAAAAGGACTTAACAAAAAAGTTTCAAGGAGGAATAAAAAATGGAAAAAGATTTACATGAACAATTATTAGTAATAGTAGAAAGAGGAGAATATTACCAAACAAAAGTAAAAGAAATTAAAAAAGATATGGCTTATGCTTTAGAAAGTTTAAACAATGTAAATGTAAATGGCATAAGAGTTGAAATGG